GGATCGCCTTGTTGCCGAACACCTCGACCTCCGGTTCGGTGTAGACCTTCACGCCCTGCTTCGCCCCGCGCGGCAATGCGACCCCGAACGCATGCACGGCCGACAACGACGACGACCCCGAGCCGTCCTCCACTACGTCGTGGTTGCCGACCAGCCATCGGGTCGCGATACCGGCGCAGAACCACAGGTGCGTCGCGACCCACATGGCGACCGATACCGCCTGATGGGCGCGCACCGCGTCGGGGTCGGTGAGGTCGCCGAGGAACATGACCATCTCGGCCCCCTCGCGCTTCGCCGCGTCGACGATGACCTGCACTGCCGCGAACACGTCGGCGAACCGCGGCAACCCGCCGGTCGCCCAATCAAGATGCCAGTCCGATGTCACGATGATCTTCACGTTGCACCTCCTGATAGGCCGAAGCGGGCACCGGCCTCCTGCTCCGGTGCCCGCCCCGGTTGGGCCGTTGCCCGTATCATTCCGCGGTCGGCTTGATGGGCGAGGAAAGGTCGACCTCATACTTCGCCCGCACGGCCGATTCGAGTTCGGCGCACAACGCCGGTTCGTCGTGCAGCTTGCGCACGGCCGCGTTGAGGCCGTTTCCGAGCCGCCGCTTGCCCCAACTGATCCACGACCCGGTGAGCGTCACAACCTCGTAGTCGAGCGCCGATTCGATGATGTCGCGCGGCCGGTCGAACCCCTCGGGTACGAGCACACCGTTGCTGGTGTGAAACGCCGCGCGGGGTCGCCGCTGGTCCTTGCCGCCGACCTTCGTCTTGCGCACCTCGACCAAGTGTCGTTCGCCCGTGATGCGCGAGTCCTTGTCGCCCTCGCGCACCCATCCGGCCCGAACGATGCGAACCACAAGCGACGAGTCGTAGTACACCGCCCGACCACCGCCGACCTTGATGCCCTCGTCGAACATGCCCGCATCGGGGTCGTCAGTCTCGCGGGCGACCGCGACCATCGCCGTGCCCGTCTGCGCGAGCATCGGCACGAGTTCGTCGAGCCACGCCGCGTTCAATGCCGCCTTGTGCTGCGCGGCACGACCGCCGAGCCCGTCGACGCCGCGTTGCCCCTTGCGCTTGCGCTTGTCGCCGCCGTCGGATTCTTCGGCCGCCGCTTCGGCGATGAGCCGCGCGAGCAACTTCTTCGGCACGAGCTTGCGCAGGCTGTCGACGACGATGAGGCCCGACGTGTCGGCGGGTAGGTGCCCCTTCGCCTTCGCGTCGCCGAGCACGTCGCAGAACTCGCGCACGGCGTCGACCGTTTCCTCGTAGGTCCGCGGCCGCAACGCACGGAACCCCGGATGCGTCGCGAACTCGGCCATGAGCTTCTGAACCCACGTCTCCGGGGTCGTGTACTCGGCGTCGACGTAGTTGTAGAAGTGCCCGCGTTGCAGGAAGGACAACCCGAGCCCGTGAAGGAACACGGTCTTGCCCTCGCTCGACGGGCCGTGCACGAGCGCGAACCGTTCGATCGGCCACCCGCCCACGCGGGTCACGGCGTCGACCTGTGGAAAGATGGTCGGCACCGCCCGCACCCGCGTGAGGACTTCGGCCGCTGGTCGCCACGAGCTGAACCGTTCGGCGACCGCGGCCATCGCGTCGAGTTGTTCCCGGTTCGCCGCGAACGAATCGGCCGCGGTCGATGCCGGTTGCTTCACCCGTCGGGTCATCGGCTCCCCCACGGCAGCTTGTCATCGCTCGCCGCCTTCATTCCGATCGCCTTGCGCTGCGTCGGGGCAGCCGCGGGTGCGGGTGCGGGTGCGGCCGCGCCACCGGCGGAACGCGAACGCCTCGCCGGGGCGGGTGCCGCCGCGGGCGTCGGATTCACGGGCTGCCACGTCTCGGTGTCGTGAATCGTCGCGCACTTCGGGCAGATCGTGCGGTTCCCCTCACCGTTTGCCGGGGTCTGCACCCCGCAAGCCGCACACGGCCGCGTTTCGAGCCGCCCGTCTTCGCTGTAGGTGGACTTGCACTTCGGGCACTCCGCATCGGTCGCCCGAAGCTGGTCGAACCCGCAATGGTCACACGCGAACAGCTCCTCGTTCGCCGCGGGCGGTGCAGGGGGCGGTGCCTTCGGGGCGATCTTCGGCTTCGATGACACCTCGGGCGTGCGACCGGGCTTCGTCGCCGCCGGGGTCGTCGGTTCGTTCCATGATGGTGGGAAGTCATCCTCCTTCTTGTCGACCGCGGCACCCGGTTCGGCATTGCCGAAGCCGTCGGCGTCGTCGATGCCCGCACGCCGTTCGGCCTCGCCGAAGATGTCGTCCCACGGCAGGTCGACGAGCGCGGCCTTTTCCATGTCGGCACGCAACGCCTTGATGTTGCCGGGCCGTGCGTGCGCGGCGAGATCGGGCGGTTCCTCGTCGACAATGAGCGCCCGAATCTCATCGGTCAGCGGCACCGACGACATCGGCACGACCCGATACCGCTTCTCGAACATCTCCTGCTCCCGGTACTCCCACAGGAACGGGTACGGGTTGCGCAGCGGGTTGCCCTTGAGCCGCCCGTCCTCGCCGCCGCCAAGCTCGTCGATCTTGTCGCGGATCGCCCGTTTCATCGCGTTGCCAAGGGCCTCGGCTTCGTCGGTCAACTGCACGCCGTTCTCGGGGTGGGCGTTGTCGACGACGACGAACGTGTACTGGCACCGGGCAATCGCGTTCTCGCGCCACGCCTCCGACGCCTTGATGCCCGCCCGGCGCATCTCGCCCTTCTGCGCCGGGGTCAAGTCCTTCGCCGCGAAGGCGTTGTAGAGGCCACCGGCCGTGATGATGTACTCGTGCTCGTCGTTGTCGCCCGTGAACTTGAACACCGGCTCGACCCACGACAGCTCGCCGGTCGCGACCGCCGACCGGATGATCTCGATCGTCTTGCACAGCGGGCACACCTCGGGCGGGTACTCGCGCACGTCGTTCTCGTCACGGAACCGCTGCTTGCGCAGGATGAGTTCGCGCTCGTGGCACACCCACTGCCCGCCCCACACCTCCCGGCGGGTGTCGCCGGTGTCCTTGTCCTGCCGCACGACGATGCGCGGCCAGTTGTGCACCCACCGGGCAACGAACCCCGCCTGGGTGTGCAGCCAGACCGTTATCTTCGGCGGGTCCTTCTTGCGCCAGTTGCCGAGGAAGTTCGAGCGCCCGCCACCGCCCGTGCTGTGGTCGAGGAACTCGTCGATGCTCATGCCTACCTTCGATGCTGCCATGTTCGTTCGTCCTTTCGTCGTGTCATGTCGTCGGTGAATCCCGGCCCGACCGCGGGCCGGGTCGTCAACGCCTCATCGTTTCGAGCATCGCCCGCACGTCGCGGGCACGCTCCTTCCACAGGTCAGCGAGCCGTTCGAGGTGCGACACCATGCGGCGGGCCTTCGCCCGGCGTTCTTCGAGGGTGCGCCACTCGTCGGGGAACAGGGCCGCGATGCGCGATTCGACATCGGCGTCAGTGATCTGCTTCTTGCGTTCGCCGCGTTCCTTCTCGGCTTCGAGCGCCTGGGTCGCCTGCGTCCGCATGTCGACCGCGAGCACGATCGCGTCGGCCTCGAACCGGTCGGCCGCGACCTTCGCCGCGATGAACACCCGATGCGCTTCGCGGGCGTTGTCCTCGCACTTGTCGAGCGCATCGACGATCGTTGCGTAGTCGGCACGATGCGCCGGGCCGGGCAGCTTGATGTCGCGTTCGAGCTGTTCGTAGGACGCCCACGGGTCGACCGCGAACACCCGTTCGACGATCCGATCGTACCCCGGCCCGAGCACGAGTTCGTCGATGCTCGCCGCCACCTTCTCGCGCCGCTGCTGGTGCGGCGTCGGCGGTTCGGAATCGGCCTCGGGGAACCGGTCAACGACCACCGGGGTCGACACGGGAGGCGGTTCCGGGGCCGGGGCGGGTGCCGCGGTCATCGGTTCCGGGGCCGGTGCCGCGGTGGCAGGGGCGGGTGCCAAGGGCAACTCGGTTGTGTCGCTCCGTCGTGCCGCCGACCGCGACCGCTTCGGTGCCGGTGCCGGGGTCGCCACGGGTTCCGGGGCCGGTGTCGCGGCCGGAGTCGCAGGGGGCGGTTCCGGGGCCGCCACGCTCGCGACGATGCCCGCCGTCGGCAACGTCGGCGTCCACGACGGGTTCGCTGCAAGTGCGTTCTCCGTGCACGTCGCACACCGGGCCGCGTCGCGCGTTCCGAGGTGCTTGTAGCACTCGTTGCAGACCGACATAGCCTTCGGCTTCCACGGATGAACGGGCGGGGTCGGTGCCGCAGCCGCGGGGGGCGGTGCGACTGGTGCCGGGGCCGCGGGCTTCGCAAGGTCGGCAAGCGTCATGTGAGGCTTACCCGCCTTCGCGTCTTCGACCGACCTGAAGCAATGCCCGTTCGGGCACGTCACACCGCCGGGCACGTACCACTGAGCGAGGCGGCACACCGGGCAAGTCGTGCCCGTGTAGCCCTTCATCGGAAGCGGGGCCGCTGCCGCGGGGGGCGGTGTTGCCGCCGGTGCAACCGGTGCCGCCGGGGTCGGGGCCGCCGGTGGCGGCAAGAGGTCATCGCCCATCGGAACCGCCGACTGCTTGATGGTACCATCGCCCTGAAACTCAGCCTTGCGTCGCATCGTTTACCTCGTCGTCTGCCGGGATGTCATCGGCAGGCGCATCATGCCGCGAAACGTCGAACAGCAACTCGACTTGCGCCGTCACTTGGGCAACGACAACTAAGCCTTCGGTGCCCGCACCTTCGGGGGGCGTGCGCGCTCCCATTGCCGCCAGTCCGTCGTCGGATATGCCGCCGCGAGCAACCGTTCGGTCGGCGGATAGACCATCGTTTCCCACACGTAGAACCGGTCGACGTTGCCGGTCCAATCGGAGGCCGGGGCGACGGTCATCTCCTCGCCGTCGACGACGTAGTACTCGATCTTGACGCCCTCGCCGACATCTTGCCCGCGGGCCTTGAGCAGCCGTGCCACCCGAACGTGCGGCGGTTCGGCCGCGAAGCTGCCGTCCTTCTTGACCCGCCGCGCGTACTCCGTCAGCGGCTTCGCGAGCCGTTTCGAGATAAGCACGTCGGGCAGTTCGAGCGACCCGTCGAGCACCCGCGACCGCCATGCTTCGATGACCGGCACGAACGTCGCCGGGTCGGGCGGGTCGGTGCCCGCCATGAGCCGAGCGATGACCTCCCCCTGTAGCTCGCGCGTGAGCCGCGACACGTCGCCGCGCTTCCACTCCAACCCCTTGACCTCGGGCTTGCTGTCGGCCGATGCCGCCGTGCCCTTGAAGTGGCTATAGCGCCCGACGTATCGCTTCGCGGTCACCATGACGATGCGGTCGAACCCCTTTTCGTAGGCAAGCTCGACCTCGTTGCGCGCACACCCGCGTTCCTTGAGCAGCCGCGGGTACAATTCCGCGTTGCACCACCGCACGAACTCGACGAACTGCTCGCGGGTGCACCCCGTCGCGAACAGCGAGTCGGTGTCACCGTAGAACACGTTGATGCCGCGGCCCTTCGCCGCCTCGATCGTCTCCTTGATGAGCCACACCCCGCACTGGGCCACGGATTCGGCGACCTCGCGCACGTAGAACCGGCTGAAAGGCGACCCGACAACCCCGTAGAACGAGTTGGCGGCAATCTTGTAGGCCGACGACCGCCGGTCGGCGTCCTTCCACTCGGCCGTGCCGGGCGGGAGCGAGGCCTTCAGCTTGTTCCAGTGCGACCGCAGCCGCAACATCTCATCGAGGGCTTCGCTGAGGATGCCGCGCGGTTCGTTCACGAACACGCAGTCGGTCAACGCCGCCCCGCAATGCCCGTCGGGTATCGGAAACGTCTTGAGCGGTAGGTGCGACAGGTACGCCGGGCGGATGTCCGATTCCTTCAACCGCACGTCGGGCCGGTACGTCTCGGGGCTCATGTTCCACGACAGGATGATCGAAGGGTACAGCCGCGCGAAGTCGGCAACGTGAGCGTCGCGCACGAAGCCGCGCGAGGTCGGCTCCATGACGAACGCCCCCTCGAACGCCCCCTCGAACCCGTGCACGCCGGTGAACCCGAACCGGGTCGCGAAGTGCATGCCCCGTTGATGCCCGAGCCGCATGAGGAACGTCTCGACCTGACCCATCGGCTGCACCCCGAACGTGTCGGGGAAGGTGTGGGTCGCCTCGCACAGCGTCTGGAGCAGTTCGATGTACCCCGTGCGGGCCTCGATCTGCCGCATCAGGTCGGCGTCAACCGCGCAGTAGTCGAGCAACCGCCCGCGGTTCGTCGACCACAGCTCCCACGATTGCTCACCGGTCACGCCGTCGAGCTTGCCCGTTCCGAGCACCGCCCGCGCAACGGCATCGAGCGCCATCGACTGCTTCTCCTCGCCCGATTCGGCCGCCGACACGTTCATGCGGCGGAACAAGAGCAGATGGTCGAGCCACAGCCATCGCCGCGGCTCCCCCTTCAGCCCGCACCGTTCCGACCGGGCGAGGATGATCGGGTAGTCGAACCGGTCGCCGTTCCACGCAAGCACTTGGTCGTACCGGCGCAACGCCCGCCACAACGCGAGGAGCAGGTCGCGTTCGGCCGCATCATCATCGGATTCGAGCACCCCGGCCTGCACGTCGCTACCGTCGCCCTCGCCGACGATCACCCACGCAAGGATGCGCGCCTGCGACTTCTTCGAGAACGGCACCCGGCTGTCGGTCTCGATGTCGAGGTAGCACCGCCGGGGCCGGTCGACCTCGATGCCGTTCTCGACGACCCACCGACGCACCGGCGACACGTCGGCCTCGAACGTCGGCACCTTGTACTGCTCCTCGATGAACCGCGCGGCCCGAACGTGCACCGGGGAATGGTTCGGGTCGGGGCGTTCGTATCGCCACCGCACCCGCACCCACTCCCCCTCGTCGACGATGCCCGTGCAGTACCGGCTGTCTCGGAACTGCCGCACGATGTCGGGCTTCGCACGCACGTCGGCCGCACGCACGAAGAACGAGTGGTCGGCACGCATCTCGCGCAACGACACGCCGTCGCCGTCGTGTTGCACCGCCGTCAACGTGTTGCCTCGCCAGTAGGCGTTCACGAACCGCTCGCCCATTGTCCCCTCACTTCTTCGCCTTGGTTGCCTCGGTGGTGGGCCGACGGCACTCGACGATGGCGAGCAACCGGCCCTCAGAATCGGTCGTCACAGCGAACCGCATCACGACCCCGTTGAGGGCGACAATCTCGCCCCACGGGTCGTCAGCGAGCCGCTTCGCACGCTTCGCCTCACCGGCCTTGTTCGCCGCGGGTCGGGCGAACAGCGGCATCTTCAGGCGCTTCGTCTCGAACGTCGCCGTGATGATCTCACCGGCCGACTCGCGGGCCTTGATAGACGCGGCGTTCGTCGCCTTCGAGGTGTCCTTCTTGCCCTGCCCCTTCTGCGGCGGGGTGCCCTCGGCGAGCAACCGCACCCGTTCGGCCACGTCGGAGTAGGGCACCCCGTTGCGCACCTCGGCGAGCAGCTTCTCGCGCGTCGACGGGTCGAGCCGCAGCATCAACCCGAGCTTCGCGACCCCGATGCGGGCAACGTCGGAGGCCGAGAATGTCGCCGCGACGTTCATCAGCTTGTAGGCGTAGGACGCCGCCATGCCGAGTTCCGCCTCGCAGAACTGCACGAACCCGCGGTAGACCGGCTGGTCCTTGTCGTCGCGCCGCTGCTTCCACAGGTCGTCGGCGAAGCACCGCAACACGGCCTGACCGAGCCGCCAGTAGCACACGACCGCGAGGCGCTTCGCTTCGTGCACCGCCGACACCGCCTCGTCGATGGTGATGTCGGGCTTCGCGATCTGCCGGGCCTGCACTTCCACGAGGTCGTACACCGTGCGGCCGTCAACCGTCGTCGTCGCCCCGTTCGGCACGAGTTCGGTCGCCGGTGCAACGACAACGGGAGGAGCCGCGGGGGGCAGTTCCGGGGCCGGGGCCGGTTCCGGGGCCGGGGCTGCGTTCGTTGCCGCGGCCAAAGCGGCGGCCTTTGCTGCTGCCGCCTGCGTCTTCGACTTGCCCGCCTTCGGCTTCGGGGCCGGGGCCGCGGCCGTCGCTTCCGGGGCCGGAATCGCCGGGCCTGCCGCACCGTTGCCCTTCGTCTTCGGGGCGGGTGCCGGGGCCGGGGTCGCCTCCGACCGCTTCTTCGGGGTCGCCGGGGCGGGTGCCGGGGCGGGTGCCGCCGCGGGCGTCGGCTTCGGGGCCGGGGTCGGGCCGTCGAACCCACCCACCCCGCAGTAAGGGCACACCTCGTCGTCGACGCACGAATCGCCGTGGCAGTTGTCGCAGTCGGCAATCTTGTTCTTCGGCACGGTCGCACGGATCTTGGCGGCGAGCGCCGTCACCCGTTCGGCCGTCGTCTTGCCGGTCACGTCGACCCCGTAGCGCCCGCAGTAGTCCGCGAGCACCGCCTCGTCGACGCATGAAAGGTCGACCCCCTGTTGCTTCGTTGTGGTTCCCGTTGTCGTCGTCATGTCCTGCTCCTTGTCGTCAATCATTCCGCAACCTCGTCGGTCAGCATCGAAACAACCCGCGTTGCCGTGCGGGTGACTGCCCGCCGTGCGTCGCGTTCATCCTTGAGCCGCAGCGTCGCCCGCGCGGTCGGGTTCGAGTACAACGCCCCGGCTGCCGACGCCACGTCGCCGCCGGTCGTAAGCAGTGCTTGCAGGCACACGTTGTCGGTCGGCGGAATCGACGCAAGCACCCGCCCGAACAGCTCGATGCCCGCGACCGTGAACTCCTGCTCGGCCTCGGTTCGGCCGGTCACGGATGATCGATCATCCGTCGGCTCGATACCGAGGGCTGTTGCTGTCACTTCGTGCCGACTCGGGGCGTGGTCGTCACGCCGCAACGCCGCCCGCTGGCCGTGCAACCACTTCTTCGCCGACGTGATGGCGGTCCACAGCACGAACGAACGCAACGACACGCCGCGGGTGTCATCCCACGCCGCGACCGCGCGCCACGCCGCGAGCAACATCTCCTGCCGCACGTCGTCGACATCGACCGCCGACGGCACTTGCCACCGCCCGCGTAGGTAGGACGCAAGCCGCGTCCAGTCACCGGCCGTCGACCGGACGAACTGGTCGAACGTCATCTTGCCGGTGCGCAGGCCGTCCAGTTCGGATTCGAGCGGCGTCGGCCGGGCGTTCGGGTACTTCAACCGGCGCATGGCGAGCCCCCCTTCCGTGCCGCGTCGCGGGCGAGCAGCGCGTCGAGCTTGTCGGCACCACGCAGCATCGCATCGCGCACCGGGGCGTTCGCCTTGAGGTAGGAACCGACCCGCAGCAGCACCACCGCGGTCGTGAGTCGGGCGACCTCCTCCTCGGTCAACGGTTCGTCGTGTTCGTTCATCGTCGAGTTCTCCTGTTCGTCGTGTTCGTTCATCGTCGAGTTCTCCTGTTCGTCGGCTTCGTGCGTCGAAGAGGTCGGGGCGACCGGCCCCTTCGACGCACGGCAACCCGCCCCCCTCGGCCGGGTTACCGTGCCGCAGCCCGTATCACTCGAACGGGATGTAGGGAAGCGGGGCCGGGGTCGTCGCGCGGCCCTGCGGCCACAGCAGCGCACCGGCCGCCCGCTGAATCTCATCCTCATCCCACGGGGAGGACTGCGGCTCCTCGTGCGCGAACCGCGTGAAGGCGTTGGCGACCGCCGCGCGGGTCACGATGCCGCGGTCGGTGCCGTCGGGGTTGCGGCGGGCCGAAGAATCGTCGGCGTCGAACTTCTGCACGAGCGAGGCGATGACATCGGCACGCTTCCGGCCGTTGAGCTTCACCGGCACGAGTTCGCGTTCGATGATGGCGTTGAACAGGCCGGGCAGGGCCGCCCGAATGTCGACCGCACCCGTGTCGGTCGTCGGCAGTTCGACCTCGGCCGCCTTCGCCGCGCGAGCAAGGGCGTCCTCGTGGCAGGCGTAGCCCCACTGACGCATGAACGGGCCGATCTTCTCAAGGACCGCATCGAACCCAGCACGGAACCGTTCGGCGAGCACCTCGACCGATCCGACGTGCCTGATGTTCGCCGTGTACTGCTTCGCCGTGTCGATGACGATGAGGTTGAGGCACAGGTTCTGAAACAGGGCCGCCGACACCCGGATGCTGCCCGTGCCGTCGTCGGCCGTTTCGACGATGGCGGCCGCCTTGAAGTACTCGCCCGCGACGTACTCCTCGGGCTGCACGTCGGAGTGGAACACGACCTCGAACCGTGCGCGAGTGCCGTCGTAGGTCACCGTTCCACGGGCGTCGGCCGGGGCCGCGAGGCGCAGAGCTTCGGCGATGCGGTCGACATCGAACGGCGTGTAGGAGTCCGACACGACCCCGAACGCCTCGACGCCCTTGCGGCCGTCGCGCACCCGCACCCTCGACATCGACACGGCGTCGGTGTGCCTGTCGGGGTTCGTCGCCGCGTCGGCCGCGTTGTCGGCGTCTTCGACCGTCTGAAGGTCGCGGCAGTGGTGGTTGATGTTGATGGCCCGCAGTTCCGGCTTGCACTTCGCGAGGTAGGTCGTGCCGCCGACACCGAGCCGATAGGTCAGGCCGTCGAGGCTGCGCCGGGTCATGAGGATGCGCTCGCCGTTCGGCATCACGAGCCGCCCGTCCTTGTCCATGCGCAGGGCACCCGTCCGCACGTCGACATCGCGCCGGTGTTCGTCGGCGATCTGCCCGATGAAGTCGGTGCAGTACTCGGCGACCGTCGGCTTGGCGTCGTGCTCGCACCGCGACCGCCGGGCGTTGTCGACGCCGGTGCTGTTGACGCGGGTGCCGCGGGTGAACAGCGGCTGCGCCGGGGCGAACCCGGAAGCGATGGCCGTGTCGGTGTCGGTCATCGACCGGGCCTGCCCGACGATGCAGACGCGACCGGCCTCGACCGCGAGCGGGGCCGGGGTGGGGACCGCGATCGTCGCGACCGGGGCGGGTGCCGGGGCCGCGGCCGGTGCGGGCATCGGGGCCGCGGCCGCGAGCGGCAGCACCTGGGGCACGCCACCGCCGTGCTTCGCGATCAGCTCCTCGCAGATGCCCTGATACGTGTCGACCGTCGCAAGGCGGGTCTCGCCGTTCAAGGTGACCGAGTGGGTCGGAGTCGCGTTCGTCGTGTTCGAGGTCGGGGTCGTGTTCATCATCGTCGTGTTCTCCTGTTCGTCGGTTGCGTCGTCGGCATCGGGTGCGTTGCGCGCACCCCGTACACAGATAAGGCGAAAGAACTGTGCCGACTCACCCAGAAATCGTCATCGGGCCGATCTTTAGTGTGAGCGGGTGCGAGCCTTTTGCAGCACACCTGTTCAACGGAGGTTCTTTCGTGTTGCTGCCAGCCAATCGGGCTCACGTCGCATGTTCCGCTCGACCCACGCGAGGCGGGCCGCGTCGATGACCGGCCACAGGTTAGCGGCCCTCACGATGCGGTACAACTGCCACCGCGACAGCCCGACCTCATGCGCGGCCCGGCACACGTTGCCACCCGTCCGGTCAATCGCGTCGATGACCTCGGCGAGGGCGTCGGCACGGTCCTGCGCATCCCCACGGAAGAACGCCCGGCCGACGACAGTCACCCGGTAGGTCATGCACACCCCTCGATTGCCGCCGCGAGCACGTCGACCGGTAGATCGGCGCAGTCCTTCCCCTCGGGTATCGGCACCCGCACGACCCGCGCCCACCGCCCGAGCGCGGCCTTGAGGTCGGCGAACAGCTTGTTGCCCGCCTTGTCGGGGTCGGATGCCACGAGCACGTGGGGGAACGTGCTCAGCCGCGCAACATGCCCAGGTTGCAGGTTCGACCCGCGCACCGACCCGAACGGTGGCGGCGTGTTGAACGCCGGGCACACGTCGATGGCCCGCTCGACCGCCAATCCGTTGATGGCCCCCTCGGTCACGATGACCGTGTGCCGGGCCGCCGGGTCGGGCCACCACTCCTCGCCGAACACGGCACCCGGCTCGTAGCCGTCGGCCGACGACGGTTCGAGGTATCGCTTCTCGTCGTCGATGAACGTGCGGGCCGTGTACCCGATGACCCGATGCCGCGCATCGCGCACCGGAAACACGATACGCCCGCGCAGCTTGCCGTCGACCGCGTACCCGATGCCCCACCGCTCGACCTGCTGCTCCGTGATTCCGCGGCTCACGATGTACCGCCGGGCCGGTGTCACCCATGCTCCAAGTGGCCCGAACGTGCACCCGGCGGGCAACGTGCACCCACCGACCCGCGAGGGCGTCGGAACGATCTCGACCCGCATCGGAATGGGGGGCGGGCCGCCGACGAGCCCGTGCGTCTCAAGTATCGCCTGCGCCTCCTTCCACCCGACGCCGAGCTTGTCAGCCACAAGACCGACCGCGTTGCCCTTCGCCCCGCACCCGAAGCACCGCCACAGCCCGTGTTCGAGGTCGTCGGCGTTGTCGTGGATCTGCCACGACGGTTCGCGCTCCTCGTGGAAGGGACAGCACGCCCACCATTCCGACCCGCGGCGTCGACCCTTGATGCCGAGGAACGCGAGCAGCGCGGCAACGTCAACCGGCCTTCGGCGGGTCATCGGCACCGGCCCCCTTCACCACCCCGGTCGGCTCGAAGTCGCCGTCGCGGTCCTCGACCGGCACGAGGTCGCGCGGAATGTCGCCCGCGGCTTCGGCGATTCGTAGCGACCAGTCCGCATCGCTGTCGCTGAGCCGGTGGGCATGTTCGACCGCCCGCGCGACCGTGAGCCGCCACGCCCGCACCAGCAACTCGGTTCGCCCGAGCATAAGCACGGCCCCGATGAGCACGAGCACCCGCTTGTCGAGCTTGACGCGCAGCCCGTCCCATTGCGTGCCCGACCGGTCGCGCGTCGGGTCGTAGTCGAGCAGCTCATCGCGTAGGTCGAGCAATTCCTTCATCGCCCGGTTGCCGACCGTTCCGGGGAGCATCCCTTGCGTCCTCACGTCACCGTTTGCCACGTCGGCCCCCTTTCTTCGGTGCCATCTCGCCGATGAAGTTGTCGACCTCGGCTGTCTGCCCCGGCTGCTGGTAGTCGACCGACCGCCCGTGCCGAATCGACCCCTCCTCGGGCTTCCAGTCGAACTCGACAGCAAGCGGCCACGGGCCGTGCCGTTGCTTGAGCACGAGCACCGCCAGCGACGTGTCGGGCACGTTCTTCCACAACGCCGGGCGGTGCACCCCGAGGATCGTGTCGGGCACCTCGACCCACGCACCCGACCCCTTGAGGCCTTCGCGCGTCGGCTGCTTGTCCTCGCGCTGTTCAACGTCCTTGAGGCGTTGCTGGTGCAACAGGATGCAATGGCACCGCGTTTCCTGCGCGATTGCCTGCTGCCGGTACAACGCCGCCTCCTCCTCGTCGGGGTCGAATTGCCGCACCGCCCGTCGCCACAGGTCGGCCACGAACACGTCGGCACCGGTGTCGGCAATGTAGGCGTGGATGAGGTCGAGGTTCTCGTCGTTGATGCCGCGCTTACCCCGCTCCCGGCCGAACGGCAGCTCGAAGAACCGCACCCACTCGGCGAGCCGTTCGGCCTCGCCGACGACCGCATCGCGCTCCTCCTGCGTGATGGCCCCTTCGACGAACGCCGCCCGCGACAACCCGAGGGACTGGATCGCCATGAGTTCGAGCGTCATGCGCGACCCCTGCTCCCATGCCCCGAACAGCACCCGGCGGCCCATGTTCGCCTGCGCGACCGCGATGGCCGTCGTGAACGTCGTCTTGCCACCGCCCGACAGCCCCGTGATGACCGTGACTTGCCCCGGTGCCGCACCGGGCGTGAGCCGATGCCGCCCCGCGTTCGGGTGCCCGTCCTCGTACACGTCGAGGCCGTCGATGCCGTAGGGGAAGCACGCCACGCCGGTTCGCCGCCGGTCGATGTCGGCCGCCATCTCCTTGACCAGCTCGCGCGGGTCGCGCAAGTACTTCAACCCGGTCAGCCCGAACGATGCCGCGACCTGCCGACCGAGCGCACGCACCCGGTCGGGGTCGGCCGTCGGGTCGCGCAACGCTTCGAGCAACGACCCGACCGGGCCGCGGACCGCCTCGAGCCGAGTGCGATCCCATTCCAGCATCTCGACATGGTGCTTGAGGTTCGGTGGGCTCGCCGGGCGGGCCTCGACGAGCCGCACGAGGTAGTCGGCATCGACCGCACCGCCCGCGAGCTGTTGCACCGTCGCCGGGTCGAACTGCAACTGCCGCCGTTCGAGGTCGGCGATGACGCGCCATGCGTCGGCGTGCCCCTTGCCGACGAACGCATCGGGCGGGAGCCGCGTCACGAGCCACTTGCGCGCCTTCGGGTCGACGAGCGCCGCGGCAATCACCACCTGTTCGTTCACCGTGTCGTGGGGGATCTGCAACGCCGGGTCGGCCGCCGTTCGCCTCACGGATGATCGATCATCCGTGCTTGCCTCGCTTCGCCGCCTCATTCGTTCACCTCCGTCGCCGATGCCGACGGCACCCGCGGCAATGTCCGGTCGTAGGGCAACACCCGCAGCGTCGTCTTGATGAGGTCGCGACCGACAAGCTGCGCGAGTTCGATCGTGCCGCGGGTCGGCGACCGCCACCAACGCCACCACCGCCAGACCTGCCACCACCGCGGTTCATGCACGACGAACAGCTCGCCGCGCGTGCCGCCGAGCACGAACCCGTCGAGTTGGTGCCGCCGGTTCATCGGGCGTGCCCTCGCACGACATCAACGCGGTAGTCGGTGAGCATCGCCTTGCTGCCGAACTGCGCCCGCCACGTGAGCCGCCAATCGGTGTCGCGACCGGCCGTCGTCGACCGCTTCACCCGCGCCCACGACCACGCCATGAACTCGACGCACCGCTTCGCGTCGCCGCCGAACTCCCCCTTGACGAGCCGGTCAGCCGCACCGATTGCCGCGAGCATCGTCTCCTCGGTGAACAGCTCGGCCGGTTCAACGTGGTAGATCTCGGTGTGCAGCCACACGTAAAGGGCGACGAGGTGCTTGCCCTTCGCCTCGGTCCAGTTCCCGGTACGCCGCATCTCCTCCATCGCCGGGGTCGCGTGCGCGATGATCTCGCGCGGGGTCGGGTGTCGCCGCTTTGACTTCGGCTTGACCGATGCGACCGCCGCATCGAGCACGTCGGCCGCGTCGGGGTACTTCAATCGCCGCATGTCATCGACCCCCTTTCATCGCCCGTGCGCCGTCGGCCGCCCGGCGCACCCGTTCGAGGTACGCTGGCAGCTTCTCGGCGAAGTCGGCGTCGGCGATGCGTTGCAGCTTCGCACGCACCCGCAACACCGCCTGCTCGACCGTCTCGCCGGGGCGCAACCGCGTCGTCGCCGTGTACGGGCCGACCTCGAACACGTGGAACTGCACCGGCGAGAACCCCTCCTTGCCCCACGTCACCGTCACCGACTCGATGTCGGGGTCGGCCGAATCGGCTCGCGCACGCCGCGCGGCGTCGGCCCGATGCAACGCATCGGCGACCTCGGCACACCGGGCGGGCGGTGCCGCGTCGAGGTACTCGGGCGGGGTCGGTGCCGCGTCGAGGTACTCGGGCGGGGTCGGTGCCGCGTTCGCCGCCGGGCCGTTCGGCTCACCGTACCCGTGCCCGTTACAACACGTCCACCCCGACCCCGGAGCGTGGAACTGAGGCGCACCGCAGTCAGGGCACCGATTCACCCCGCCCGCATCGGTTGTCGTTGCCGCCGCATCGCTTCGCCGCCTCATCGTTCGACCTCCTTCAGCCACTCCCGTGCATCAACCCACTCGTCGCCGTCACGCATGACGACCCGCCGATTCCACCGGCATAGATTCCGCAACGGCTCAAGACCGTACACCGCCCGGTCGAGCAGGTAGTAGATTCGTGCGCCTTGCTTGCCGGTTGCGTCATCGCGTCGGCACAACCGACCCCGCACTTGCTTGAAGAACGAACGGCCGTCGCGCGAGTTCGCGATCGGCGAGCAGCACACCCCGACCCCGACCGATGGTAGGTCGATGCCCTGCCCGATCGCCTGATAGGTGCCCGCCGCGGCACGCAACGATCCGTCGAGCAGCGCGTGCAACGTGCGGTTGTACTCGTCGTCGTCGCCGCCGAGCATGAGCCCGCACCGAACATGGCGTGCCGACAGGTCGGCATCGAGCCGTCGGCAATGTTCGCGCCGGTGCGACATCATCACGACCTGCTCACCGGCCGCGACCTCCGATGCTGCAAGCTCGACCGATAGCGCAGCACGCCGCGGGTCGGTCATCATGTCCTCCACGAGCTTGTCGAACGCGAGCAACCGTTCCTTCACGAGCGACTGAGACATCGGCACGTCGTCGTCGCGTGCCCGCTTCTCGGCATCGCGCACCCGCGCCTGTAGGTCGTCGTACCAGTCCGACGTGAAGTCGGTCGGCACGACCCGCACCTCGACATCGTGCACGACTCCCTGCGCCACGAGGTCGTCCTGGTCAATGTCCACCGCGATGTCGCCGAACGCATCGTAGATGAGGAACTGCTTGCGATCCTTGCGCCGTTCGTCGGCCGACACGCCGATGCGATACCGGGCGGGCAACCGGTCGATGCACTCGAAGAACGTCGACGCCGCGAACCGCTGAAGCTCGTCGGCGATGACGACCCCGAACGTCGACGCAATGCGCCCGGTGTGCTTCACGAGCGATTGCTGCATTCCGATCGTGAGCGGCCGAATCCGGTGCGTGCCACCGCCGATGATGCCGACCTCATCCTCGGTGAGCCCCAGTTCGGCGACCGCCCGGCGCACCCACTGGTCGAGCAACCCGCCGGTCCACACGATGACCAACGTCGGCAAGTCGAGCCGCGATGCGAGCGCGAGCATCGCCGTCGTCTTGCCCGAACCCGTCGGCGCACGCACGACGCAGTTCTGCACCCGCATCGCCTCCTCGACGATCGTCTCCTGGTAGTCGCGCAACACGACCCGATGCCGCGGGATGCCCCGTGGTCCATCGCCGTCGATGCGGTTGTCGACGATACGCCGGGCGATGCCGAACTCCTCGAACACCGCACGCAACCGACCGATGCCGCCGCGCGGGAACGTCATCCACTCGCCGTCGTACCGGCACGACGCGATGGTCTTCGGTTCCCGGTACAACGCCGGGCCTTTCAACCCGAGCCGCTTCAGCTTCTCGTGCATCGGGTTGTCGTGGGTGAACTCGACCCGCAACCGTTCGACGACCTCGGCCGGGAGGTCGGTCGTGCGAACCCGCAACCGGCTGTCCACTTCGATGATGGTCTGCATGCCACCCATCATGCCGCGGCTCCCACGGATGATCGATCATCCGTCACGGCATGACGGCACGCCTTCGCCCCTCATCAACCCGTCACCGGTCGACGCCGCGCACCGCGCGGCGGGCACAATCGCGAGGCCGCAGGCCGAGCGATTGTGCGAGAGATCAAGGGATCTCAGTAACTCCCACCCGCGAACCGCCCCCTACCCTACACGTAGCGGTTACGTTGGCGCAAGACTGCCACAACGATTCGATGCGCGGGTCGCGCGGCGGTACACTCGACGCATGACCGACCTACTTCGTGTGCACCTCAAGGACCATCCGTGTGCCGACATCCTCGACCCCGACATCGTGCGCGAGGCGATCGTCGCCATCGCCCGGTTCGCGTGCGACGATGACCGCGGCCGCGTCAAGGGCGACTACGTGTTCGAGCGCGTCACCGAAGGGCGGCAGTCGTGCTGGGTCGTGAACGGCAAGCAACGGTGCTACTCCGGTTGTGGCGACCTCGCGCAGTTCGTGCTGTGGCTCGCCGCCGGTGCCGAACGGTACACCGACCCCGCCGTGCGCCGGGCGATGCGGTACACGAACCGCGCGGAGGCATGGGGGTGGAAGCAGGGGTGGAACATCTCGATGCTCGACGGGTTCGTGCCGTCGGGGTCGAAGTTGCGGCACCGGCCGGGCGACAAGCTCGCCGCGCGGCCGGGCGATCTGCTGCTCATCGGGGAGGGCGGGCAGGAACACATCATGGTCGTGCGCGACATCGCCGCCGGGCGGCTCACGTCGCTCGACTACGGGCAGTTCTTCGACGGCAAGCACGGCGGTCGGCAATGCGTGCGGACGCTGCGCAAGGGGCCGGATGGTCGGCTGTGGGCGTTCTCGACGACACCGCCGGGCCGCCCCATCGTGTGGTCGATCGACACCGGGTCGGTGCTTCGCACCGTGAGCGGCACCGGGGCGTTGTTGCCCGCCGTCGTGCCCGCCCCGTTCGACAAGGGCATCGTCGACGACAACCCGTACTTCGACCCCTACCTGTGAACTACTCGAACCGCGGCATGGGCTGCCCTTGCGTCGCGAACGCGAGCACGTAGGCACGCGGGTCGTCAGGGCGGAACCCGCCCGGCATGTCCCACCACACGTTGAGCTGCTGTGCCGCGGTCACGATGTCGAGCGGCACCCGAATGTCGAACGTCCACTCGCACAGCAACGCCCCCTCGCCCTTCGTCGCCGAGTGCACCGATGCCCGGTCAACGGTGTCGGTCATCCAGGGGGCGGGCACTTCCCAATCGGCCCGTCGCGCGGTCACGACCGACGTGAACGGCGGGCCGAGCAGCCGCACCGTCGTCAGGATGCGCAACCGCCGGATGCGCGGCAACACCTCGTCGTCGAACGTGGGGGACTCGAACCGGATGCGGCTCGCATCGTAGCCGAGCACCCGCATCGGCACGCCGACCCCGAACCGCTCGACGTTCCACACCGCGTCGCGTGTGAACCGCGCGGCGGGGAACGTCTTGCTTGACACGATGAGCGGTGCGGGCATCGGGTCAAGCCTCGGGGCCGATCGTGCCCGCGAACAGCCGCGTGGGGTTGCCGACGACCGCCGACATCGTGAGTTCACCCGCTTTGACCGTCTGGTCGGTCAGCTTGTACCACTTGCCGCCGATGCGAACCCAGGGGGCGACCGTCACTTGGTCGAGGGCTGCGCCATCGAGCCCGAGCCACAACCCGCGCTCCACCGAGGTCGTCATCGGGCCGAACACGTTCTTCCCGTTCGGCGGTGTCGCGTTCGGGTCCGGTTCCGGCACGGCACCCGCGTCAACAGGGCGTTCCCACTTCTCAGCACTCATCGCGTCCTCCTCACGGGTCGTTGGCGGTCGGCTTCGGTTGGTTCATCAACAGCGCGGCCGACTTGACCCGCCCGTCCTCGTAGGCCTGCGCTGCGAGCCATGCCGTCACGATCCACTTGATGAAGTCGAGGGCCTGCTCGCCCGCGACCCGTCCGAGGCCCGCGAGCACGACGATGCCGACGATCGCCAACATCGTGATGAGGGCCTTGCGCGAACCGAACAACTGAGCAATCGAGTCGATCATCTGCGGGCCTTTCGTCGCCAGTGTGCGAGCCCCGCGTCGATGCGGGATTCGACCGCCGCAACACGTTCATCGTGGAGCCGGTCCATCTCGACGAGAGCTGCCCGGTAGTCGGCCATCGTGCACGGCTTGTCGCCGCATGCACACGGCACCCGCAACGTCGGGCAATCGGTCGCCGGGGTCGGAATCGTGTGGACTGCGTTACTCATCGTGGGTTGACCTCCGCATGAGTAGCTCGGTCAGTGACTCCAGCTTGTCAACCGACCGATGCACTCCCTCCTGCAACTTGAGCGACCGTTCGGTGAAGGCCTTGGCATCGTCGATGCGGGCCTGATGGGCCTTCTCCAACCGGTCGTGCAATCGGAACACCCAAAGCAAGAGCGCCGCGATGATGACGCCCGGCACCCCGAGCCCGGTAAGTGCATTGATGACGGCTTGCATCGGTTCCATCGTGTCATGCTCACGTCCAGCCTACAACCATGTCGAACGCCGCAACCATCGCATCGTTCAACACGACCACGGTATCGGTCACGGCCGCCGACGCAACGTCAATTCGCAACATGCAAGCTCGAAGTTCCTCAAGCTCGGGGTCGGCGATGATGGCGAACGCCCACACGGCTCCCCCGGCACGGTCGACGACCAGCGGCCCGACTCGATCCAACCCCGGCACTTCGGCCGCCGTGATGCGGGCGAGCACCGTGCCGTCGGGTGCGACCTTTGCGATGTAGATCGCTGTCACTTCAAAAGCATAGCGATACCCGGTGAACCACAGGTTGCCGTCCGCATCGGCATCGGCACCGCCCGACCACACCCCGATGTCGTCGCTCGCGACGATGCGGGTCACCACCATCGTCGACTGGTCGCACCGCAGGATTGCCGATTCCGTGCTCATAGCCCACGGGTCGCCGGGCTCCTGAATCCACAACGCCGCGTCGGTTCGCGATGTCGTCGCCGCCACCTGGGCTGGCATCCACATCCACTCCCACGCCGACGTGAAGTCGTGCCCGGTCGACTCCGCATCCTGCACCAACGCACCAGGGTCGACCCGCACGAACCGGGCCTGCGACGAACCGTTCGCTGGCACGTAAGCGACCGTGAACACCTTGCCACCGACAACCGTGCACGTTGTCGGCATCGCCGAGTATTCACCGATCGTGATGGGCACAGCCGCGTTCGGCTCGCCCGTTGTCGGGTCGACCCGTTGCAGCTCATAGGTCTCACCCCACGCAATGTTCGTCTTCCACAAGCCACTCGACGTGTCACCGTACTCGACCCCGGCCGCCCCACGGGACTCGGGTGCGAACGGCCCATCGTCGTAGATGGTGATCGGCCCCATAGCCTCGTCGGCCGGGGTTGCCGCGACGACACCCGTCATGCCCCATCCGGCATCGGTCACCCACACCCGGTCGCCATCGAACGCGAGCGCCCAGGGGTTGTTGAAGTATCGGCCGAGCAACGATAGGTCACGCAACGACGCAAGCGACCGCGCCTCGGTGTTGATGGCTCCAAGATACAACCCCAATCCCTCTGGTTCGCCCTTGCCTAGCCGTTCCGGTACACCGTCAGCGATACCGAACGCAGCCAGCACCTTGTCGCCGTTCGGTGTGGCCTTGATGCGGTCGACGAGCCCGAACATCCTCGACATGGTGAACCACACGAGCCGCGGCACGACCTCCTCACGCGGGTGCAACGGCACCGGCGGAATGGGGTGCAGCAGCACGTGAGGCATCGGCTCGTTGAAGTCGGGTCGCACCGGTGTCGCAACGCCCGACCGCGGCCACGACCGGGCCGTGATGATGCGGGATGCGTTCGACCGCACTTCGGCGTCGGTCGCCCCGATGATGGCGGCGATGCGCGGCACGAGCACGTCGGGCAACCCCTGACGCCCCGAGTCGATGCGGTCGAACACGAACGGCGAGATACCCAGCACCTCGGCGACACGTTCGGGCCGCATGCCGTAGGCCGCGAACAGCGACGCAAGGCTCATGGGCCGAGGTCCCACCCGACGACATCAAGGCCGCCGTTCACCCGCGTCGCGACACCGGCCGACGGGAAGTAGTTCACCGTCAGGTTGCGGTTGACCGGGGCGATGCCGGGCCACGTCGGAATGAGCGGCACGTCGACCTCGAACACGTCGGAGTAGATGCCGAAGGCGTCGAACATGCCCGTCTCCTCGCCCGCGTCGATGGCGCACACGTTGTCGGTCGTCACGCCAAACCGCTTCATGTAGACCTTGCGCGAGAACGAGAACGCCGCACCGGGCGCACCGATGAAGTTGCAGTAGACCTTCAGCCGCACCCGCCGCGCGTTCGCGGGGTGCGCGAAGTTACCGAACAGGACGTAGGAGTCGGTGTTGATGTTCGTGCCGAACGGGGCGACGAAGATGCCGTTGTTGAGGTCGCCGACGAGAATCATGCGTCCGTCGCTCACGGCACCGCGCGGCGCACCACCGCCGTCGCACCACCCCGCCATGACGACACCCGCGTTCTGCGTCGACACCCCGAGGCCGGTCGAGGTCGGCATCGTGATTGCGAGCAGCGGCGTGCCCGCGTAGTTCGGTGCCACCATCGTCGCGACCGGGATGCCCCGCATCGGGCCGGGCACCCGTCCGAGCCCAAAGATGCTGTTCTCGGTGTACCGCACCCACCGGGGCAATCCAGCGGGGAAGCAGGCGTAGAGATACCACGGCATCGACGGCACCGGGGCGAATCCCGGCCCCTGGTTCTCCGGGTTGAGAATGTCGACCCACGGCAGGTCGCCCGACCCCATCGCCGCGGTCGGCGTACCCTTCGCGATCGTGCCCGCGGCCCGGTAGTAGCCGACGTTGAAGTCCACCGCACCCGACACGTTCAGCTCGACGCCCGGGTTGGTCCATTCGTCGGCGTACACGAGGCACCGTTCGCGCTTCTGAAGCAGCGACCCGGCATGGAACGGTTGCACCGCGCGGTCGACGATGAGGGGGCGCACGTCCCAGAACGTCACCGTGTCGACGCTCGCGCTGCCCGCCGGAACCGATGCGACCGCGAGCGGCAGCCATCCCGTCGTGTTGCCGGGGTAGCCACCGCCCGCCACGCCCGACCGAACGCGATACTGCAACCGGCCCGACACCACCTTGTCGACAAGGTTCGGTGTGAACAGGCCCGTGGCGGGGTCGAAGATGTCGCGGTTGTCCTGCTCCTCGACCAGTTCGATCGGCTGACACTCGATGACATCGATCCGAATCCCGCCACCGCCGTTCGCCGGGATGACGAGCGACCCGATGGCACTGATGCCCGCGTCGAAGATGACCTTGCTCGGGTCGTCGTCGGCGTTCGGGGTCGCGTCGGGGAAGTAGGCGACCATCTCGCCGGGCGTGATGGTCACCGAATCGGTGCCAATCTGCGGCACGACCATCAACCCGCCGATGACATCGGCGAGCAGCGGGGCCGTGATGGCTGCCGGTTCGATCGCGTACCCCGCCGACGTGTCAACGATGTACTGGTCGGAGAAGAACCGCCGGTGAAACGCCGACCGATCTGCCGCGATGAACGCCTGCTCGCGGTTGAAGTCGGTGGAGATCAGCCGTTCCCTCGTGTTGTACTGCATGCGCCTGTGACCGCTCGACATGCGGCAAGCCTACCACCCGACGGGGCGGGGTGTCAGCCTGACGGATGATCGATCATCCGTGGCGGGTGTTTCACGTGGAACCTCAGATGCAGCCGACGTTCTCGACGTAGAGATCGAACCCGACACCGGCCGCCCGCGCATCGTCGACCGCGGCCCATACCGTGCGGTAGTAGATGGCCGACATGATTGGGAATCCGTCGAAGAACGCGAGGAACGGGGCGCAGTCGAAGGCGTTGGACACCCCCTCGTCGAAGGCACACCCGAAGTCACCGAACGGAATGGGCGGCACGCCGATGAGGAAGAACGCCCGAAACTCAAGGTAGTCGAGCAGCAGCTTGAACCGGTCGGCCGGGCGGGTGCCGAAGTCGAGGTCGAACGCGAACGCAACCGCGGGGTCGACCGACGACGGGTCGCCGTCGAAGAACAGCCCGCGGAACTTCGCCTGCCCGACCTCGCGCAAGCACGCCGACCCGCCGAGCGGCACGAACACCCGGTTGGCGATGCGCCGGATCGCGTTCGGCGACACCTTGTCGGCGACCGTCGCGACCCGCTTGCGGTAGCTGTCATCGGGTTCGGCCGGTTGCCGGTAGATGCGCCGTTCGTCGCCAAGCTCGTCGAGCATCGCCGACCGGCCACCGACCGGGTAGTCATCGCTGGCGATCGTGAACCCGAGGTCGGTCGCCCATCCGAGCACGCGCCACCCCGCACCGGTCGACCCCGGTGGGGAGTTGTACTGCTCCGCGGTCATGTCGGGCGACTGCTTGACCGCCACGAGCGTCGCCGTCGTGCCCGTGAGCACGCCCTCGATCTGCGTCGCCGGTACGAAATCGCCGAACGTGCGGTCGACCACAACGAAGTCGCCGGTGTCCGTCAACCGGCGGAACACGCCGCGAGCAGTCACGCTGACACCAGTGCGTTGCACGACTTCCTCGCCGACCTCGAACCCAGTGCCCGCGATGGCGGCGACCTCGAACACGCCCGTGGCGGCGAGCGTCACAACGCCGCCGTGCACCCCGGCCTGTGGCGGTTCGTACCCGATGACACGCCTCACTTGCCCGGCATTCGCCCCGACCGTCAGTTCGATGTACTGCCCGACGTGTTCGGGCACCACCACGTCGGGGTCGGGTCGAACCATGAGCCGATGCCCGGCGATACCGGGCACGACCCGCGCCTTATCGTTCGCGAGCGCGGCCCCGACCTGCACGAACTGGTTGATGCTACCCGGTTCGGGCTGGTCGTAGCCGTAGCCCGGCCGGTCGCTCACGAGCCGCAGCTTGAACGGCCCGGCCTCGCCGGGGCCGAACGTCAATGTCTCGTCAGCCACGAACTGTCGTCCTGTCTGCACGTACTGCGTACCGTTCGGCCCCCAATCGCCCGCGACCTCGGCGATGATGATCTGCCCCTTGACGATGGTGATCGGCGTGAGGAACCGAGCCGACCGTTGCACCGTCGCTGTGACCGTTGCCGGGCTCGCACCGCCCGCGGGTTCGTCGGTCTGACCCGACCACGGCAGGATATACATTGCCTGCGTGGTCCGTTCGATCATCTCCGACGCCCGCGCGAACTGTGCCGCGGCTTGCTCGTAGGCCTCGAACTGCGTGTCGACCCCGGCCGCCTTGCCGTCGATGAACGGCTGCGCGTAACCCACGTCGACAACGGACTGCCACAGCTCGATGAGGTCGTCGAGGGTCAACGCTGCCATCACACCACCGTCACGTTGGCAAGGGTCGTGCGCAGGGTCATGCCCGGCGCAGGCACGAGGTCACCGGTCGGGGCAACGACCGCCGATTCGGTCACGATGAGGCCTTGGTTCTGGAACCGTTGCAGCACGACGTAGATCTGCGCTCGCGATAGGGTCTGGTTGACCGCGAGCGAGTTGATGAACGCCACGACCGCGTTGCGCACGGCCTCGGTCACGGTCGTCGTGTCGACGTTCGCCGCGAACGTGAGCTTGAGCGCCACGTCGACGATCTGCGGCATCGACAGTGCCGTGATGACCGCGATGCCGCAGGCCCGATACTCCTCCAACTCTGACCGCACGAACGCCCCGAGCGCGGCCGACGCCACGCCCGACGAGTCGGCGATGTAGAGCTGCACAACGCGAGCCGGTCGCGACAACGAATCGATCACCTCGTAGGCCCGTGCCGACACGACACCCTTGACCGCGAGCGCCCCGAACTCGATCGCCCCCTTCGTGCCGCGGCGGGCGGTCTGCCAGAAGCTTCGGATGCGGTTCCGGTAGTCATCATCCTCCTCGACCGGTTCGCCGCCCGCGGTCTTCGCGTCGTTGTTGACCTGCAACGTCGTGTCGAACAGGGCCGACGGCTTGTCAATCTTGCGGATCTGGTTCGCCCCGACTTGGTACTCCTTGCCCGCGAGTACCGCCCGCACGTCACACGTTGCCTCCAGCGAGGCGGGTGCGAAGGTCGCCGTCGTCGTCGTCACGTACTCGATGCCGGTGAGCGACACGAGCTTCGTACCGATGGGTACGACCCCGCCACCGCCCGTGGTCGCGGTGCGGAAGAACCTCACCGACCCGACCGCCGCGGCCGCACCCTTGCGCGGCAGTTGGTACTTGTCGAACCCGTACCGGTCGAGGTCTTCCCCCTCGGCACCGTTCAACGTGAGCGCCCGAATCCGGTCGACGAGGTGCCGCGCGACCGCGTGCGCCATGTAGGACGCCGACCCGACGAAGATGTTGATGTCGGAGCCCTCGACATCGACTTGCGCGGGGTCGATGCGCTTCGCCCGCGTCGCGACGTATCGCCGACCGATGCGGTAGAAGTCAAACCTCGTGAGAATCTCGGCCATGCGTCACCTCATCACACCGGGCTCGTCGCGTCGAACGGCACGTCGACCGCGACCGGCTTGTTGCTGTACTTGGTCACGGCACGCACTTCGAGCCAGAACAGGTCGGGGCGGTTGTCGTCGCGTCGGAACCGACACGACACGTCGCGCGTCTCGGGCTCCTGCCGGATCTGCGCTTCGGCATCCGACGTGAGCGCGTCACGCACGCCGGGCCGCCCGAGCTGCTTCACTTGGTCGGGCAACCCCACCCCGTAGGTCGGCAGCCACGCGAACTTGCCCTTGCGCGTCATGCACCGGCGGAACACGCGCTTGCGGTAGCTGTCCACGCCGTCGTCGAACGCGAGGTCGCCCTGAGCATCGACCGGGATGGTGCCGAGGATGAGCGAGTCGGTCGTGTTCGGCAACGGGTCGAGCATGCCCGCGCGGTTCTGCGGGTTAGCGATGTCCTTCGACGACACGATGAGGTCGACCCGCGGTTGCATGAACCCGCGCGACAGCCCATCGAACAGCCGCGAGGCCGATGCCGGGTCGAGCAGTTGCCCGCCGACCGCACGCAGGCCGTTGCACGCGACCCGATACACCGACGGCCATGGGGAGAACGACCGGTCAACCGTCAGGTCGAGCATGGTGCCGCGCGACCCGGCGACCTCGGCGATCTCGACCGCGGCGGGGAACACCGGCCGCGGTTGCGCCCCATCGGCACCGGTCGAGGTCGGGTCGGTCGTCACCGAGTAGCGTTCGACCGACGCCGCATCGCCGCCTTCGAGCGTGCCCGTGAACAGCGGGGCTGCGTTGAACTCAAGCCGCACGACGTTCTCGCGCACGGCCATCGCTCGCAGCAGTTGCAACGCAACGATGCCGCCACCCCACGGGATGAGGCCCCACGGACCACCGCCCCATCCAGCACCGCTCACGGCCGCACCCTCACGTCGAACGCGAAGTCATCGTCGGTGAGTACCCCGAACGCATCGACACGTTCGATTCGGAAGCCGTTGACCGTCTCGTTGTAGACCGTGCACGAGCCGCCCGTGTTGCGGGCCGTCGCCACCACGGCATAGTTCGCGTTGGGCATGGGCGCGAGGAACGCGATGTCGATGATGCCCGGCGACACGTAGGTGGCTGCCCCGATGTTGAGCGACGACGCGAGCGAGGCCGGCCCGCCCGGCGGCAGGATGACTCGTCCCCAGGCGGACGATGCACCGACGACCCCGCGGCGGATCACCTCGAACCATCGATACCACTCACGCGACCATCCCTCGGTGTTGCCCGTCGGGTCGATGACATCGGGTACGTTGTGCTCCGTCGTTTCGCCGAACGCAGGAACCCGACGCGGTAGCTGTCCGGGGTCGGACGCGAGCCCCGACCCCGCGTAGAACGTGCTGCGCACAACGTCGTCGGCCGACGCCCCGAGGCCCGCACCCGAATCGACGGCAAGCTCGACGTGGTACGTGCCCTCGACATCGATCGGGGCGAACAGCGTGCTTGCCGCGGTCGGGGTCGCGAGCAGCGACGTTGCCCGCACGCCCGCGTTGATATCGATGGGCCGGTGGATGATGCGCCACAGGTAGGCGAAGAACGGGCCGCCGACCGATGAGAGCGTCACCGGTTGCCCGAGCACGAGGTCTTCCCGCGCGAACCCCGGCACGCCCGGTGGTCGCGTCAACTGGTCGATGGTGATCTGGACGGCCATGCAGGCAGTCTACAGCCGACGGCACCGATGCCGCCACCCCGGCACGGATGATCGATCATCCGTCAGGTGTCGGCGTCGAATGGGTCGGGGTCCGACGTGCCGACACGGCCACCACCGAACCCGAACTCGGCGTCGATGGGGTTCGACAGGTCGCACTTGAGCCCGAGGAAGAAGCTGAACGTCGGCGGGAACGGAAACGGCGGGAACTTGAACTTGAAGCTCAGGTTGAAGTTGAACACCGGCGGGAACTGGAACCCGCAGATCGACGCCCCGCTCGGCGATGGCTCGAACGAGAACGACGCATCGACCGCGGCCTGTGCCGCCGGATCGGGCGCATCGGGGGGAGGCGGGAACCCCATCGCCGGTTAGGCCGGGCTGTAAGGGTTGCAGTTCCCAAACCGGACATACAACGGCGGGCACAACGGGTTCGTCGCTTGGCACCGGCTCTGCGTCCACGCGAGGCGGGCGCGGGCCGCGGCAACCTGCATCTCCTCCCACGTCACAGCTCCGCGTGCCCGCATCATGGCAGCCCACTCAGCGAACACCCACGCCGGGTCGCCGAGCGTCATAAACGTCGGGTTGATGACCTCGCATCCGGCGTCGATTGCCGCCTGCTTCGTCGCGTTGTCGGTTAGATACTCACCGGCCCACAACAGCACGGTCGGCAGTTGCACCCCGCGCATGAGCAACCGGGGTTCGCCTTCGGCACCGGGGCCGTGCCCGTACACCACGACATGCACGCACGGTTGAACGATTGGCGGGTGCCCGAACCGAGTGCAGGTCACCGTTCCGCTCACGCCCGCGACCCGCGCCCACACGTCATCGCCCGCGGCACCCATGAGGAACACCTCGATGTCCTCCCATGGTGCACCCCGACGCCGCATCTTCGTCGCGGTCATCAACGACGGTCCAAGCGTCGATTCGTCGGCAAGCACGCCGCCCTCAGCCTGCACCGCATAGGCGCGGTCGACCTCGCTGGGTGGGAACACGCTTCCCGGTGCAACCGGGCCGCCGGGCATCTGCACTTGGTTGAGGAGGACGAGGTTGCTCATGCCCCGAGGCTACCATGCCCCGGTCGGCAGGTCAGCCGATGATGAGGCCGGGGCAACCGATGCCGGGCGAGGTTTGCGGGAACGATGACACCTTCGGCAAGCACGCCCCGAACGCCGTCGCAATCGCCGCCATGCTTGCCGTCAACGTATCTGTCATCGGGGTCGACTGCGCAATCGGCACCGCGAGCGCGTAGGCCGCATCGGCGAGCGGCAACGCCATCAACGAGGCGAGCGCGGCACCGGTGAGCGGGCCAGGGTTCGCCGTGTCAATCGCGATGCCAAGCTGCATGAGCATGTGGGCGACGAGGTTGACGACCGATTCGGTCGTCGCCGCGTGTTCCGTCGCCGCGTTGCCCGACGTGATGATGTTGAGCGCGTCGGGCACCGACAACGTGTTGTTGCCGACCCCTCCCGTCGCGCTCAGGTTCAACACCGCATCGTCGAGCCGCAGGCTGATGCACTTGTCGGTGAAGTTGAGCTGGATGAGTGCCGACCCGTCCTTCGTCGAGATTCCGATGACATCGGAGCCGATCTGGAACCCCGACGAATCGCCGTTCAACAGCGTCACGGCCCCCTTGCTATCGATGCCGATGAGCGCCCCGGTGAGCGCCGACCGAATCGTGTAGGGGCCTGCGTACTCATGCACGACCGGGGTGCGGCACCGGCGGAAGCCAAAGGTGTTCGTCGTCGGGTCCTGCCCGGCGATCGAATCCATGGGGAACTTGTCAATCGCGTTGTTGAGCCGACCGATGATGCAGCAGTCGGCCGTTTCCGCCCCTTCGGGGATTGCGACCAGCACCTCGTCGCCCTTGACGTAGGGGTGGAACTCCCCCTCGCCGTTGCCCGCAACCGACCCCGCCGTGCGGCAGTACACCGGCACCATCGACGGTTGCAGCATGACCTTGACGAGCGGCCCGTACTGCTCATCGAACACGACCTCGGGTTCGGTGTCGTCCTGCGTCTGCCCCTCGACGAGCCCGTAGCTGATCCATTGCCGCGGGTCGATACCGGGGAACCGCAACCCTTCGGCGAACGTGCGCAGGTCGAGGTTGAGTCGGGGCAACGCACCGGGTCGGCGGGGTCGGCGGGCCATGGCTACTCGCTCTCCACGTTGACCGTCGTCGGTTGCACGTTCAATGGCGGCGGCTCGATCTGCTCGCCCGGCGGCAGCACCTTGTCGGCACGAATCTCGATGTAGTTGATGAGTTCGAGGTCGAGCTTCACGCCCTCCTCGTTCGACCAATCCATCTGCATCGACCGCAACCGGAACGTCTTGGGCAACCCGATGTTGTTGACCGAATCGCTGTACGTCTTCGCGAACTCGCGCGAGTACCCGATGCGCCGCAGGAACCGTTCGGCGTCGGTCACGGTTGCGTCCTCGGCCTCGCCGACCGTGAACACCAAGTCGCGGTCGATGCCGACATCAACCGGGTCGCCCGGCTTGAGGTCGAGCAGGTCGGGGTCGCGGTTGCTGCCGCCGAACGAAGCGAGGTTCTTCGTCGACACCCGCACTTGCACCTCGTTGCGCGACTGCGTTTCGTAGTAGGTCTGCGCGATGAGGCGCAACGTCTTTTCGTCCTTCACGCCCTGGATGCGGACCACTTGCCACTTCTCGTCGGTCGCGTTGCCCGGCGGTGCCCGCAACACCCGGTCGCCCTTGAGCGGGTATCGGGCGACGAGCGTCTTCTTGCGTTCCCCGTTGTAGCACCGCACCTCGATGTTCGTCGGCACTTGCTTCGTGAACCGACGCCGCACCGACATCTCGGCGAGGTTGCGCCCGTACACGAGCAGCCGGTTCTTGAGCACCCGCCCCGACGGCAACACCCGCCCCGTGAACGGGTCGTCGGGCCGCGTGCCGTAGCGGTTCGAGTACTTCGTGTGCGGCGGTTGCACGATGACCGTCACGCCGTCGAAGTAGGCGACATGCCCGACCGCCCCGCACACGTCGACGATGTAGTCCCACACCGTGAGCTTGCTGTCGCCGCCCCCCTTCGGGGCCGGGCCGAGATTCGGCCGGAACGCCGTCTTGGCGAGGGCATCGCCGAGCACCGGCGGTGGCGTGCCGACCGGCCGATACTCGACCGCGAGCCCGCGGAACTGCGGGAAGTTCGCGAGGTAGTTTGCAATCGCCTCGTCGAGCGGCTTCTTGCCGTCGATGGTCAACGCGGGCGGTGCGGGCTGGTCGACGAGCAGGCGCGAGTTGTCGCTGCACTCCAACCGCACGATCGGTTCGTCCTCGTCGGGGAACTCCGTTTCAATGTCGTCGACCCACCCCTGGAACCGAAGGTTGGTTCGCGGCTTCCCGGCCGGGTCGGTGAACGTGTCGGGCACGACGTTCAACGGTTCGCCGCTACCCTCCGCACCCGATGCACCCGATGGCCGCGATGCACCCGCGAGCCCGCGGCGGAAGTCATCGGCCGTGACCGTGCCGAGGTAGAACTCGATGGCGCACGACCGGATCGCCCGAGGGTCGAGCGGGAAGTCGGCATAGCGCAGCTCGACCGACAGCTTGTTGCCGTCCCTGATGCCCTGCATGCGCAACGTCGCCGTGACCGGGATGATGCCGCCGATCTCGCGCGTGAGGTTGTCGCTGCTCGTCGTCTGCTGCTGCGGCGGGCCGCCGGGCAACGGGCCGCCCTTCGCCTTGAGCTTCCACGCATTGCCGTCCTTGACGACCGCGAGCGACGGGTCCTGCCCGGCACCGCGCATCGTGAGCGGCTTCTTCGCTGGTGGTGGCGGCAGCAACCGCGACCCGTAGTCCTCGAACCGAATCGACAACCGGACCTTGGCCGACGGGAAGTAGTTCTGGGGCGGCACTTCGCGGTCGGGCATCGGGTCACTCCCCCACGAGGTTCTTGATGGTGGCGAGGTTGGGGATGATGAGCACCGCCCCGACCGGCGGTGCGACCGCGAACGCGACCGGCGTGCGCTTGAGCCCGCCACCGACCGGCACGACCGGCGGCAGCGAGTTCTTGTTCACCTTTGCGATGGCGTACCCGTAGTCGGGCGTCTGGTAGAACATCATCGAGATCGACGCATAGGTGTCGCCCTTGCGCGCCACCCATACCCCGATGATGTCGGCGGGTGCCGCGCTCGACTTCGTGCGGCCCGAACCCGTCGGCCGCGATGCGCCCCGGTCGCGCGACCGTTCGAGCAGCACCACCGCCGAATCGGTCGCCTCGTTCACGTTGTCCTCGGTCGACCCGAAGTAGCTCGTCGTCTGCAACAGGTTCGACACCTTGTTCTGGAGCGCGAGCGTTTCCGGGGCCGGTTGCGAGATGGCGTCGCAGAACTGCGTGCACACCGCGACCGCGTTCGTCGCCGTGTCGACGCACTCGCCCGCGAGTTCGGCGGTCAACCCGCGCATCTTGAGCGCGAGGTCGCCGATGTGCTTCAGCCGGTTCGTGATGGCGTCGCCGAACCGCGTGAACGATTGAAGCATCTTCATCGGGCCGTTGGCGAAGGCCTCGATGTCGCCGAGCGTGAACGTCGTCGCGGGCGGGTTCTGCGCCCGTTTCGATTGCTTCGCCGACGCTTGGTCGCTGAGGGCCTTCGACACCGCGTCGGCGAACTTCGCCTTTGCGTCGCGCACCGCCGCGTCAACGTCCTCGCCCCGCAGCGCAATCGCCCGTTGCATGACCCGACCGCGCGAGATCCACTCGAACTTGATCTGCCATTGAATGTCGTCCATGCGGATATGCTTGAACGTCCACTCAGCGGCCCGGCCCTCGCGCATGATCGACCGCGCATCGTCGTCGGAACCGGTGGACCACGTGACACGCAACCGCGTGCCCGCGTTGAACAGCACGTCGAGGATCTCGCGCATCGTCGACGCCCGCACGATCGCCTGCTGCGGTGCACCGGCGGCCGACGTGAACCACGACGGGTCGACGATCATGCGGGTCGTGTTCCACTCACCTTCCCATTCCGACGGCAACTCGATCGGGCCGAGCACCTGTTGCGTCGCCTCGGCGTTGTTGCCGACGTACCACTTCGTGGACAGCCGCATCTGCGACCCCCAGGCGGCCCCCTGAAACGGCAACGCCGCACCGATGAGCCCGACCTTGCGCTTGTCGCCCGTCAGCTCCTCGATGACGATTGTGGATGATTGCTGAACCGCCACGCCGACCTCCCGTCGTCAATGCGCGGCCGGGGTCGTCGGGTAGCAGTCCGTCAGTGGCAGCCCTTCGCCCCGGCCATCGTCTTCGTCGCCCACGTCGCAAGGGGCGGCTCGCCCTTTGCGCCCTTGCCGCCCTTGGCACCCTTGGCTGCCGCGGGCGGTGCGGCCGGGGCCGTTGCGGGTGCGGCGGGTGTCGTGGCACCGGCCGCGGCATCCTCCGGGGTCATCGTCGCAAGCTGCCCGACCTGCGCAATGGCGTCGGCCAGCATCGACTTGATCTCCTCGATCTGCGCCGCGGCACCGGCCGCAGCCGTGATGTCGTCGTCCTTCTTCGCCTCCTCGGCCGCTTTCACGATGTCGTCGGCGGTGTCGACCGCCTCCTCGGCCGACGCGAGGATGGCATCGGCCGTCGACGGGTCGTCGAGTTCATCGATCGCGTCCTGCAACTGCTTGAGCATGTCGGGCAGTTCGTCGGCGCACGCCGTCGCCTGTTCGACGAACTCGGTTGTGCTGTGCAGTTCGGTGCCAGCCGCGGCCTCGGCCGCCTGCGTCTCGGGCGATTCGGCCGCCTCGTCGGCCGCCGTTTCCACGCCCTCCTCGGGTGGCACCGCCGCATCGGGGCCGGTCGCACCCGTCGCACCGCATGCCGCCTGCACCGCCGTCGTGCATGCCTCGGCGCATGCGTCGGCGACCTCGGGCGGGCATGATGTCGCGCATGCCGCCTGCACCGCCGTCGCGCATGCCTCGGCAAGCTGTGCCCGGCACTCCTCCTCGGTCACACCGCCTTCAGCGAGCGAGGTCGCGACATCGTTGCAGGCCGCAACGCATGCGTCGGCGCATGCCGCCGCGCATGCCTCGGCCGATTCGGGCGGGCAGGCCTGCCCGCATGCGGCCATCACAGCCTCGGTGCATGCCGCCGCGCACTCGGCGCAGACCGCCTCGACATCGGCACCCGTCAGCATGCCGGTGCCGTCGGCATCGTCGTCGTCCACACCCGGCACCGGACCAACCAAACTCTTGAGCAACGGCATCGGCATTGCGCACCTCGTCAGTTCCTTCGGCGAGGCTACCACGCCGCCCCGCGTTCATCCAACCCCGTCGGTCACGTACCAAACGGGCTCGTGGTGATGGCCTGCAACCGGTTCTCGACAACGCGGGCGATGTCCCGCTCGAACACGATCGCAACCCGGTCGGGGTCCTGGTCCCTGAAGTTTTGCTCGATCTTGAACGTCGCCGACCCGATTGACACCTTCGGGGCGGCTGGCTTCCCCTTGTCGCCCTTCGCCTTGTCCTTCGATGCGGCATCCTCAAGCTGCTTCGCGAGTTCGTCGAGTTCGGCCGACTTGCCCTTGATCATGTTCGCGAGGCTGTCCATCGCGTCACCGGTCAACGAGGTCGAATTGAGGAACGCGGATTGCAGCTCCTTGTTCTTGACCATCACGTTGGCGATATACACCGCGACCGCTTCGTTGTGCGTGCCGATGGCCCCGGTGAACCCCGTCGACAGCTTCTCCACCGCCGGTCCCATGTCGACCGTCTTGAGGTCAACCCCGGCCTTGCGCAGGTTGTCGAACACCGCCGCCATCTTGTCGAATTGCTCGACCTGCGCCCGTGCCGCCCGGTGTGCGGCCCACGTCGCGTCGGCGATCTCGCCCATCTGCCGGGTGTTCATCCCGGCCTCCTTCGCCCACTTGATCATTGCGGCCCGACGGTCCTCGAACGATGCGATCTCCTGCTTCGTCCACTCGCGCAGCATCGTGTTCTGGTCGTTCCGCATGCCCTTGAACATATCTGCGACCGCGGCCGCGTTCTTCGCGTCCTCGCTCGTCAGGCCGCCCTCGTCGATGAGCTTCTTGGCCTGCCACGCCGCGGCACCGACGCCCGCGACCGCGAGCGCGAACGCCCCGAGCGCGGCCGCTGCACCCGCCGCACCGGCACCACCCGCCGCGATTCCGAGTGCGGGCACACCCGATGCCGCGGCCGACACGACGCCCTTGCCGACATCGACGGCCGCACCCGCAATCGGGGCCGCCGTCTTCGCCCCGTAGATGAGGGCAAGCTCGGTCTTGTGCGCGATGATGAAAGTGACGACCTCCTTCGCGAACTTCCACGCATCGACGATCGCGTCCTTGATCTCGACCTGATGCTCCTTGATCCACTTGAACCCGTCGCGGATCGCCTCCCCGGCCGCCGTCACGGCCTTCGACACGTCGCCCGACATCGACTTCGCGAACTCCTCGACTTGGTCGCGGGACCGCTTCATCCAATCGACGAGCTTCTTGAGTTCGGGCATGACCGCCCGCAGCAACGGTTCGCCGAGCTTTTCCTTCGCAACCTCCCAGGCGGTGTCGAGGGATTGCACCATCTGCTTGAGCGACGGTTCCGCCTTGCCCATCGACCCCGCGAGCTGGTCGAGCCCGGTCGCGAGCGCCTTCGTGCGTTGCTCCTCGGTCATCTGTGCCCACAGCGCGGCCGCCTTCTTCGTGTTATCGCCGAAGATGCCCGTCGTTTGAAGGAGCTGGAACAACGACCCGCGGGTGCGCAGGATGCCCTCGCCCATCATGCCGAACTCGGTCGCGACCGCCGACACATCCATGCCCATGACGCCCGCGATCGTTGCCATCTTGCCGATCTGGTCCCGTGCCGATGCGACCCCGGTCGCCGTCGCCCCGGTCAACGTGAGTAGCTGGCGGAACCCGGCCTCGACCTGTTCACCCGCGACCCCGGCGTTGATGGCGATGTCGTCGAGCGCGTCGCCGAGTTCGTTTGCGTTCGCGTTCGCCCGCGCCCACGACGACCCCTGCGCGGTCATGATCAGGGCCGCGACCGCGTTGTCGGCCGCCTGCCCGCTCGCGGCCGCATCGAGGAACGACTTGCCGAAGGCGTACACCGAGTGAATCGCGGGCATGAGGTTCACGGCCGCGAACGTCGACAGCATGTTGCCGAACGCCGACCCGCCCGCCTGCGCCTGATGCTGTGCGTCGGCCGTCTCCTTGAACCCCGACTTGATGCTGTTGAGCGCCGCCGATGCGCGGTCATCGAGGGTCAGCGTGGTCCTGACGTTGACATCGGACATGAGGGAAGCGTAGCGCCGGGCCGCACCGCCCGGCAACCACCGACGGATGATCGATCATCCGTCGGGCCAGGTCATAGGTCCGTTTCCCGTTTCGATGACATCGGGTTCTCGGCCTTGAGCAGTTCCGACGTTTCGTGCACCCACGACCATAGCTCGTCCACCGGCATGTCGCCGAACGTCGCCGCTTGCTGGTGCATGTAGCGACCGAGATACGCCGCGCGCCATGCCCGAATCCGCATCATCTCGGACGGGTCGAACGATGACGCGATGAGTGCATCGAACCGGGCACCGTCGGCGTCGGTGCCCGTGAACTGCGCGAGGGTCCGAAGGCGTGCCCGCACCACGTCAGGGTCGAGCGTTTCGCCGTCGTCGTCGACCCTCAACCCGTCGTGCGCAGCTCGATGCAACTCTCGAAAAAAGTGCGGCGGTCATCCTCCGACAGCACGTGCAGTTGCGTGTAGATGCGGATCAACATCTGCCTGCACTTGCCTCCGATCTCGCGCCACCACTGGTCGATGTTGCCGGGGCCGGGGTCGCCCGACCAGTCGACAACGTGCCCGTCGACCGACCGGATCATCTGCTTGGCGAGTTCGTTCGCCGCCCGGTTCGGGTCGCCGATTGCGCGGCCGAGCGCCACCTTCTCGTCGATGTCGGTGAGCCCCCACACGATGCACTGACGATCGCCCCGATGCGGTGCATCGGTCCACTCGGCCTTGAACCGGATGAACGCGACCTGACGCCCGCGCGGGAACTTGAGGTTGGGCGGCACGGTTGCCCACTTCGGCGCACCGCCCGACCGTGCATCGGGTAGCGGCGCGAACTGTCGTGGTGCCGGTTCCTCCGCAGGCGGGCTCAGGTCATCGTTCGTCGCGGGGTACGTTTCGTCTTCGAGGGCGAGCGGCTGCTCCTCGTCGACGGCCGCGGGTGCGGCGGTTGCGGGTTGCTTCGTTTCCATTGTCCTATCCTCCCGTTGAACAAGTGGGCTGGCGGTCGGCAGGAGGTGCCGCGGCCCGTCGACCGCTGCGACCGAACCGCCAAGCCCATCCGTTGACCGTTGCCGGGGTCGCGACCGTCGCGTCACGGCAACGAGTTCTTCTGCACCGTCCGTTCGCTGGACTTGCCCTCGACCTTGACCTTCACGAAGTCGCCGCGGGATGCAATCGAGGTCGGCTGCGCCCCGAACCGCACGTCCTTGTAGGTCAGGATGAGGGTGTCGCCGTTCGAGTAGAAGTCGGTTCGCACGACGTTGAACACCATGTCGGGCGTCTTGCGTTGCGCCCGGTCGATGATGGCGGTCTGGAAGTCGACCCACGCCGCCTGCGTGACCTGGAACTCCAGATCCATCGAGTACCCGCGCAGAATGTCGTCGAACCGGTCGACGGGCTCACCGAGGAACCCGTCCTGCTTCGTTTCGAGCATGACCGAATCGTTGAACGAACCGATGGCCGCAATCGTTGTCAGCGGTTGACCCGCCTGCACCAACCGAATCTCGACCTCTTGACCCTTGAGTCTTGCGTCGGCCATGACCGCGCCTCCTTACGCCGCCTGAGAGATGTTGACCGTTTCGCCGACCTGCGTGTCAAGCACGATGATGTCCATCGACGGCAACGTGCGAACCCGCAGGATGATGCGGAACAGCCCCGCGGCAAGCGTCTCGGGCGTGTTCCCGCTGATGGCGTCGATGAGGTAACCCTCGATGCGCTGGTTCGCGGGGTTCGCGTCGCCCCGCAACGTCGACATGAACGAATCGATCTCGCCGACGATGAGCGCCCGACGTACCCGCGTCGCAAGCTGCTTGCTGAAGGCATTGAGCCGCAGGCTGAGGGTGTCCGTGATGAAGTCGGCCATGCGTTGCCGGTTGATGTTCTTGAGGTTCGGATTGACCAGCGGGTCGACCGACGTGACACCGGACTGGATGATGGCGACCCCCTGCTCCATTCGGAGTGACGCGATACCGGCCGCCTTGAAGGCCCGGTAGTCGCCGATCGCGAGGTTCTGCACGTCGGCGTTGCCCGTTTCGACCGACAGAATCTCACTCATGAAGTCGGTCGCCTGCCCCGGATTCTCCTCGGGCGGAAGCTGCGACAGCACCGACGCCACCCACAGGTCGAACCCGACATCGATCTGCCCGTCGGCCGTGAACCCCGGCCCACCGGCCGTTCCGACCGCCGCGATCTGCGGTACGTAGATGTGAGCGCCGGGGTAGCAGTACACGACCCGACTGTGCCGATATGCACCGACGCCGGGCTGCGCCGCAATCGACTTCGCCGCGGCACGGGTCGTCTTGAGCGGCGGCCGGATGACAGCCATGCGGCCGAAACACCCCTCCGACGAGGCCTCGATGACGTTCGTGCGAAGCGCCGTTCGGATGGCGTTCGACTGCCGTGCCGATGCGATGATGTTCGTCTGCCGCACGATGCTCGATAGGTTCTTCGTCGTGTCGAGCGCCGCCATGTACTTCGCGTCGAGCTGCGATTCGGTGAGCGCGGCCGCGAGCGCGAACGGGTTGATGACCGCGAACGCCCCGACGGTCTGGATCGGAAACGGCAGCACCGTCACCGACCCCGCACCCGCACCCGCCGTCAACGTGTCGTCGGTCGCCGGCCTCACCTTGATGCTGTATGGGCCGGGGTTGTCGGCCGTGACCGCGGTGGTCTGCGCCGTCACCCATTCGGTGCCGACGCCATCGCGCACTCGCGTGCCCGCGGGAATCACCCCGTCGACACCGACCGCGGCATCGGCACTCTGCCCGGCCGTGAACCCGAGCGCAGTTGCCGTCGTCGCCGTCACGTCGAGCGTTCCGGTCAACGGGGTCGCCGTGTTCGCCATGAGCAGCTTGTTGGTCGCCGAGTCGCGCGTCACGTTGACCGCGGGGTTGGCCGCGTTGATGACCGCATCGACCTCGGCCGACGACACGGCGTCGATGTTGCCGACGTTGCCCGTGCCGTTGACGACCGTGGGTGCGCCCGTCGTGCCGTTGTGCACGAGCAGATCGAAGCCGGGAATCGCCGCGACACCCGTGCCGCCGGTGAACTGCACACCGTTCGGGGCCGGGCCGGGCGTGTTCGTCTCCCACCGCACCCGCGTGCCGCCGAGGTTGACACCCGTCGACCCCGCCGTGCCGTTGACGAACGTCGTCGTGAGCAGACCCGCGAACTCGGCCGCAGTCACGGCATACACGTCGGCGACATTGTTCGGGCCGGGGTTGACCAGTGCAGCGGGTGCGAGCCCGAGCGACACGAGCACCGCGGGCGTGCCCGCGACGATTGCGCCACCCGCGCTGCTGCCCTTGCGGTCGGTGCGAATCTCGACCTGACCACCGTTGTCGAGCGCCGCACCGCCCGTGAGCTGCCCGTTGATGGTGTTGAGGAACGCGGCCTGCGTCGCTTCGAGGCCGGTGAAGATGATGGTCTGGTTGCCGGGGATTCCGTTGATCTGCACCACGAGGATGTCGCCAGGCAGAACGGCCGCATAGGTCGCCGCGGCACCCGTGATGCTCGCCGGGGTCGCCTCGATCGTGAGCGTGTCGGCGATTGCTTGGTTGTCGACCTTGCCGATGAACGTATCACCTGGCACGAGCGCGACCGGGAACGATGCGGCGTTCGAGGTCTCCGATCCCTTCGTACCCGACAACGACAGCCCGAGTTTTGCGAGCACGCCCGCGGGTGCCTCGCTGACAATCCGCACCTCGCCGTCGGTGCCGCGCACACGACCGGTGAACTGGATCGCACCACCGAAGTTGCTCGCGAACGTGAACCCCGCCGTCTGGTTGATGCGGCTGATGGCATCGGTGATGGTCACGTCGGTCGCGAGGAACGTGACCGTGAAGTCCGTTTCGGCATCGTAGCCGATCGTGATGGTGTCGCCGTCGGCAAGCGCCCCGACGAACGCACCGCCCGTGAGCACCGCGGCCGTCGCGTTGAACGTCGCGACGAGCGGGCCGCCACCAACGTCGGTCGTGATGAACTGCCCTGGTTCGAGGTCGAACGAGAAGTCGCTTGCACCGAGCAGCCACGCGAGCCGACGGAACTCGACGGCACCCACCGACGTGTCGACCCGCACGACGTTGAGCTGGCGGAACCGCTTTTTGGTCAGGCCGATGAACCCGTTGCCGTTCCAGTACTCGGGCGTGATGGCACCGTCGGCCTTGCGCGTTCGGGCGCACGGATTGTTCGATGGCGTGCCGTCGTACACGAACCCGAACCCGCCGAACGCCGCGAGGAAGTCGGCCGACGATGCGACCTGATAGGGCGTCTCGAACGGCCCATCCTCGAACTCGGCGATGAGCGTCACCATGCCCGTGCCGACCCCGGTCAACTGCGCCGGTGGTTCGCGATCGATGATGACGACACCCTCGATCGCCAGCAGTTCTTCCATTCCGGGGTCGAACGTGAATCGTCGAATGAACCCTGCGCCTGCCATGGTGCCTCCAATGCGGTGCCGATGTTGGGGATGCTGCCATGCCCCGCCCGGCACGTCTAGTGCCCGCTATGGGCCGTTCACTTCCACCTCCGCTACCTCGACCGACACCGACACGTCCACGTCGACGTTGCACGCCTCGAGGTCGACACCGACCGACTTGAACCCGACCGCGTTGATGAGCTGCACTTCGGCAACCCGCATCCCCACGAACAGGTGCCCGCGTCGACGCCCGCGCACCACGTCGGGGTCGTCAATGTGCTGCTGCCCGCTCAACCAGAACTCGCACACCCGGTCGTAGTATTCGGGGAGCTTGATGCGGGTCGAGTACGAATCGTCAGCCGACCGGAGGGCCGCCGATATGCCCGCGATGAGCGCGCGACGTTCGGCCCGTTGCGATCCCCACACCTCGACCGTGAAGTCCTCCGTGTACTCGCCTTGCTGCACGAGCACCGTGTCGGCCCCGTATACGTTCCAGGTGTCCTCCAACACCTTCGGCGGGCCGAGCCCAATCGGTTCCGACGTGCCGCGACCGGGAAGGATGGCGATGCCGGGAAACTTCGACTCCTTCACGTTGTCGGGCTGCTCGATGTGGATGTTCTCGGCGGGAACGCGGAACTCGATCGTCTGCCCCGGTGCGTTGCCCGGCCGACGGAACCGCAGCAGCGACAAGAACTGCCGGAACCGCCGCAGCACGATCGTTCGGGTATCGGTCGCTGGAAGCGGCTTTTCGGCACGCACCGGCCACACCCGCCCATAGGGCGATGTCACGAGGTCGAACGCTTCGTGCGCGATGAGTCCTTCGTCGGCCATGCCCATAGGCTACAGCCGTTGAAGCTCCCGCGCGACCTCCTCGCGAACGAACCGCGGAACGTGCTTTTCCGTCGCTTCCTTGAGGATGCCGAACCCCTGCCCGCCGTTGAAGATACCCCGGTTGCGCATCAACCGGGCGATGGCCCACGCATGCGCAACCGCATCCTCGGCCGTCGCGAGCCCCTTGCGCACGGCCCACTCGCTGAGCATGCGGATCATGCGGGCACCAACTTTGACGTTCTTGACCCCGTACTCGATGAACGCCGCGTGAGTTTCGAGGTTCTCGATGACCGCCCCGTCCTCGGTCGGTCGCGCACGCCACCCGCCGAGATACCCCGACGCCGCGCGGTCGACGGGCTTCGGGCTGCGCGTGGGGATGATGCGCAACACGATCTCCTGTTGCGTCCGCTGGGCCGCCGACAGCAACCCGCGCATCGCCGCCTTCCGCATGTCGCCCTGCACCTTCTCGAAGTGCCCGGCAACTTGGTCGAGGCGTAGCGTGTAGGTCGTCATCGGTCGTCGGGGTCGATGCCGTATTGGCTGCGGCCTTGCCGATCCATGTCCTCGCTCATGCGTTCGAGCAACACCGACCAGCACACGTCGCCCTCGCGCCGGTCGGGTTGCGCCATGAGCCGATACCGCCCGCGCATCGGCGGATTGTCGCCGCGGCCGTCCTCAACAACCTCCCAGAAGAAGTCGGTCGGTTCCTCGATCTTGGCTCCGCGCGGTTGACCGGGAACGGCCTTTCCCATGAGCTGGTCCGCGGTGTAGGTCACGGCAATCTTATCGACTCGCAATGTGCCGACGGGGAGCGTGCCCGCCGAGTACGGGTTGAACACAACCGTGCTCATGTCGATGACCCGCGGCGTTGGCAGCAATTCGAGCCGCGCGAGGAGGCGTTCATCGCCGTCGCCCCGTTCGGGACCTGCGAACCGGGTCCACACGAGGAACACGCGCTTGGACCGGAGGCCAAATTTGGTTGCGAGCTGCCGGATGCGCGGCGCAAGCCGCACACCGAGCCGGTTCGCGAGCGTGCGCGACGCTTCGTTCGGCGTGAGCGGTCGCGGCCGCGGCATGTCACGGGCTCCCGGCGGGTGCAGGCGGTCGAACCGGTGTCGTTGGCACCGCGCTC